CGCGCAGAGGAGTAATTGGACGTGATCCGCTTGCGCCTCGTAGACGTCGCCCGCATTGTGGGCGCCGTCGCAATAGAACGACCTGAGTGCTTTAACTTTCATTTGATGCCCCCTGCAGACAAGGGCGGAGTCCCAGACAAGAGAACTCCGCCCAACGCAACTACAGTGCTACTCCACCGGACTACTGGTGATAGTTGCATGCGGTCAGGTAATAGACTGCATCATGGCGGCGGCGGGCCCAGTTGATGTACCGCTCGGCCCTCAGCGCGACCATGTTGTTCTGCCACATGCTAACAACCGTGGCAGTTGCCGGCGACCCTCCATCGTCCATGGCGAGGCTCGCCTCGCGGCTGGCGTCAAGGGTGATTCCCCCATCGTCGGCCAAGAGGATCTCGCGTGGACAGAAGAAGGTGACCTGGGAAGCGGGAGACGAATTGCTGGGAACCACGGGATACCCGACCAGGGTCCCACCGTTCGCCAGGATATTGGGGAATTCCGGCTGCCCGATGACGTTCGTCATCTGCTGCAGAGCCACCGCCTGCGTGGGCCGCATCACCCAGACGCTGCCGGTCGGATCGATGTTGGCGTTCACGAGCAGCGTCATGATCAGGGCAAAATCCGTCCTGAAGTTCGCCGCCGTGGTGCCGGTGGCCCCTGTCGTGTGACCGGCGTTGGTGATCGAGGCAGGCGACACATTCGGCACGGCCGCAATTGCCGGGTTGATGAACTGCTCGTCGAGGAACTGCGCGACGGCAGCAGCAAGATCCTGCCGCACGAGGGCCTCGGCCGAGGGATTGGAGAATCGCACGAGTTCATCCGTGAGTACAACTATGCCCGCGGCCTTCGCAAATCGGAAGGTCATCGTGTTGAAATTGAGTTTCGACAGGGGCTTTGTGCAACCTTCACCTACCCAGTTCGCCGATGATCCGGCGTCCTGCAGCGGAAGGCGCACATTGAAGGGCACGCGGCGGAATCCATCGACCCGGCCGATGATCGTCTGGGGCCGGAGGTACTCGATGAATTCGCTCGCCAAGTAGCTATAGTCCGCCAATTCGGCGGCCCAATGAGTCGCAGTCGTGGTGCCGGCCGCGACGGCCAACTTGATGTTGCGGTGGAAGTCCGAATTCCCGAGGATGCGCTCGACCTGCGGCGTCTGGTCATGCCAGCTCTTGTTCGCCGAGGCGAGTGCGTATGACTCCGCTCGGTCTCCATGCGTGGCCATGAGGGCCATCGCATACCGAACGAACCCGGTGCCCTTCGGCAGGTCCGGTCCTTTCACGGTGATCACGCCACCGCGAACATCGCTGGCCTTCTGAGTTGTGTCGGAGTTCTGGCTTGTCACGGGAGTGGCTTTCGCGACGATGTCCTTCTCGTGCGCCCGGAGGCGAACCAAGTGCTCGTCGACCTGCCTCACTTCGGCCTGGAGGCCGTCGTATTCCTGCGTTTCGGCGTCGTCGAGGGTGCGTCCCTCTTCGCCCGATTTGTTCATGATCTCGGTCATTCGCGCGGCCGATGCCATCCTTTTGGCTTCGAACGCGGTAATCTGTTCAGCGATAGTCTTCATTTCCTTACCCATAATTGACCCCGAAGCGCCGGGCGTTGTTTTTGTCGTGCCAAGCCGCACCGGATCACGCCCCTTGCGGCCAATCGCGGCCAGGGCTGAATCGGCTGACTTGACGCTGATAATCGTTGCTTCCGCATTGGCTGGAATCGTGACTGCACTCAATTCCATGAGCTCGCTGCGGATGAATTTGAACCCGTTGAGAGTCTTGTCGAACGTCTCCTCGAGGGAACGGAAACCCACGCTCAACCCGCGCACGAGGCCGGCCTTAATCAGGGCCCATGCCTCGTCGATCCAGACGGTCGTCCCGGGAGGAGCCAAGCGGGCAGTAACCTTGATTCCACTCGCATCGACGTGCGCGGCGAGGACCTGCCCGATCGGCTTGCTCGAATTATGCTGGTAGAGCAGAGGCAGAGGCAGCTTGAACTCCATGCCCTCAGGCACGATCACGTCGCCGACTCGATCGGGCGTGGGCGTAGTCGCGATGCCCTCGATGATCCTGCGATCCTCGTCGAGAGACTTGATAGTCAGCACTGAATACGCACGGTTGATCGTCATTGGCATTGACTCCTTGTGATCCTTAACCCAGGCCTCTGCTTCGGCCACTGAAAATTTTGACTTATCGAAGTAGTACGCCTGCAGCACCATGGCTCCAGCCGGCTCGCTCTTGAGCTTGCCCATGCGGGAATGAATGCCTTGCTCTTCGCTGAGAGTCACCTGCCGGAAACTATCCTGCACGAATGAGTCGGCGTCGCGGATCGAGATCCAGATGAAATCGTCTGTAACGTCGACAGGCACCTAGTTGCCTCCCACGAAAAAGGCCTGGTATTGCGGTTCCGGCTTCGGCGCATTGGCCAGCGCCCTCCCGAGGGCCATGATCAGGGCGACTACGCCGTCGATGGCATTCTCCCGGCGTTCCTTGACCGGATAGACATTGTCCTTGCGGTCATAGTGGCCGACCACATTCGACAGCATCCACGTCAGTACCGGATCGCCGTTGTGGTGGATCCTGCCGTCGGCCATCAGTGCGTCAAGGCGCTTGGTCGGCTCCGAAAAGTTCAGCACAAGCGGCCGCATCTCAACCATGAGCATCCCTTCGGCGCTCATGTGGTCGACGATCTCCTTTGCCGTCGCCGGGTCATATGCGACCTCCCGGACCTGGTACTGTGAATTCAGTCCGCGCAGATCTTCCTCGATGTCGTCATAACTCGTGCTGTTTCCGGAGTTTGTCGTGATCCATCCCTCGCGGGCCCAGCCGGCGTACTGGGAGTTCGCCGAGGCCTCTATTTCTCCTTCCGACAGGAAGTGCCGCGGAAAGACGTAGTAGTGGACGCCGTCATCCTTCTCAACCTCGAACAGCTGGATCCGCGAACTGAAGTCATGCCGCGGCGCCAGGTCCAGCCCGAGCCAGCACGGTTTGTCCTTGAACTGCTCCGGATCAAGCGACGGATCGCCGAGGGCCTGCCATTTCGAGATATCGAACAGGCCGACGTCGGCGTTCACCCAGACCGACAGGTGCTTGGTGAGGAAGTTATTCATCGCCGACGGCATCTTCTGCGCCTTGAGGCAGAGCCGGCGCAACTCCTCCGGGTCGACGCTCACGCCATAATTTGGGTTGGCTTTCTTCCAGGTCGCCTCGTCCGTCCAGTCATCGCCTTCATCGGTCGTATAGATAATCCCGAAGACCGAGTCGTCCTGGGCCACCGCATCGAGGATCTTCGTCACATACGTCCGGAGCTCATAGCAGATCCCGCTGCGATCGGATCCGGCCGTCGTGATGTTCCAAAGCAACGGCTGCTGGCGCGCAGCCTTGGCGGTCTCCAGAACGTCGTAGACCTTGCGGGTGCGGTGGGCGTGGAGTTCGTCCACAATGGAACTGCCGTTCAGCCCATCGAGACTGTTGCCCTCGGCCGATATGGCGATGAACTTCGAAGCGCTGGCCATCTGGTAGATCGAATGCGCCGAGGTATCAACACCGAACGTCTTGCGGAAGCCAGGATCCCGGTCAACCATCTGCTTGGCCGCTTCCCAGACGATCTTGGCCTGATCCCTGGTCGTGGCGGCACTGTATACCTCTTGGCCTGCCTCGCCATCGGCGGCCATCAGATACAGGGCCACCGGGGCAGACATCGTCGACTTCGAGTTCTTCCTCGGGCATTCGATATAGACTGTCCGGAACCGGCGCAAGCCCGAATCGCGGTCCACCCAACCGAAGATCGTTGTGTAGATGAAGACCTGCCATGGTTGCAAGACTATCTGCTCATTGCGCTTGGCCCATTCGCCTTTGATGTGGTGAAAACCTTCGACGAACTGGCATATCCGGACGGCCCTTTTCGCGTCAAACCGATACCTCCAGGCCCCAGCCTTTGCTCGTTTGAGGTCATCGAGTTGACGCCGGCAGGCTTTCCTTACCCACGAGCAGGCAGAGATCTTGCCCGACACCACCGCCTCGGCATATCGCTTCGCTATGGCGACGTAGTTTTTCTCTTTGTTTTCAGTCAATTAGCTAGTCGTGCCCACCCATTCTGCTGGGGTTCCTGCGGTTTTGCGGCGTGAGTCTTGACGCGGCTGGAGGGCGTCAGGCCGAATTCGGTAGCCAAGGCGCGATATTGGGCTATCAGACTGGCGATCAGGGGCGTTCCCTTCCGGACACTTTCTACGAACTGACCATGGAGAACGCAATAGGCGGCCAGCATGGCATGTTCCCGCTTGGCGAGAACGCCATCTCGCGTCAAATAACCCACTTGGCGGTCCCATTCCTTCTTCGCTTCGCCCTTCAGGTACTTCGGCCGATCCGGGGCGCCCAGTTCCGGCTTGGGCTCCGTCGGGTTTGCACGTGAAACATTGAAAGTGCCCTGAATCAGCTTAATTGCGGTCGGTTTCGGCTTCCTACCCGGCATTTCTATCTAAAACCCTGACTTTGATTCTGCAATCGGGAAATTCTCCCTGCGCGCCCGGTCTCACAGGGCTTTGCTACCCATGTTTTTCTATCCCCCCGGCCCGTCACGCTATCTCCTTGATCCTGTTGCCGAATCCACCATCCCGCTTGTTCGTCTTCCGGTTGTGACACGCGGTACAAAGTGCCTGCCAATTCTCCGGCTCCCAGAACAGCTCTTGGTTCCCCTTCGCCGGCTGGATGTGGTCGACCAAGTCGGCCTGCGCCGGGCGGCCTTGACGCGCGCATTCGGCGCAGAGCGGATTCTGTCTTAGGAAGGCATCTTTAGCCCTCTTCCATCGGGCGTCATATCCTCGGCTGGCCGCCGATCCGCGGCGCTGGTCTGCCGCCTTCTTCTCGACGTCCTGGTGCAGTTCACAGCGGCGAGAGTGCGTCAACTGCCCGCACCCAGGATACGTGCACGGGCGTTTAGGCGCCCACGGCATGTCCCGGCTCCTTCTCCTGCGCGAATTCGGCGACCTGCATGCGCACCAGTTGCTTAGCTCTCTCTTTCGGAAGCGTAATGACAAGACCTCGGGCCCAGATGATTCCGTTCACCCGAAGCGGCTGCCGCAATCGGACTGGCATCTCGGGAAGCAGTACGGGGCGCCGTGCTGCGCGCCCCGAATTCCGGCCGGCAGGCAAAGTCCTCATCTGCGCCTCGAGCGTCTGGTTTCTGCAACTGGAACATGGCGAAGCATATCGATCCTCATTTCTGAGATGGCCAGATCTGCGGCGAGTTGCGAATGAGCGCGTCCAGGAGCGGCCGTATTATCAGTCAGCGCCTCGCGTTCCAGGCATTTCATGCAGCGGCACACCAACCACTCGGGCCCAGACAAGTCACGACCTAGCAGGTGCCGCAATCCGTCCGTGAGCGTGTCGTACTGCGGGTCGATGAATTCGTAGATCCTTGGAGACAGGATTGCCTGGCCGTTCACCAACATGCCAAGCCAGCGCAGGCGAGGGAAGGCGAAGGCAGGCACACGTATGATGTTGCCTTCAGGAGTCTGGAGTGGATGGCCCCAATCGGGATTGTTCAATAGGCCTTGAGGAAAGCTATCGCATCAGAACACTGGTTGTTTGCGGAGGGACCAGGCCCCTCACTTTGAGCGGCGCTTCACTTGCGCCTGATATTGAATTGCATTAAAAGGCAGTATTCATGCAAGAACATTCACGTTCTGCGTTACGATTCTGTGCATACAGTGTCGTCCCGTACATGTTTTGGCTGGCGCGGGACACCATGGTCCATGATTCTCGCGTACTCTTCCGATGGGATTCGGAGTCTAACACCAAGCCTGATAGCCAATATCCTGCGCTGCCTGATCCAGGCGTACACCGTGCGTCGGCTCACGCCCAGTCCGGTTGCCAACTCGTCGGGACGATAACATCGCGTAGGCGCCTCATCCATTGGAGCCACTCCTTTTGTTGGGCATCAGTTCGGAGTATCTCTCCCGGAACAGTTGCGCGTTGCGCTCCCTGTGCACTTCCAGATCATGCAGATCGGCCTGGTCGTGGATTTCATGCGCGATGACGGTCGCCAGGTCTACGGTCTCGGTCAGGGTCTTCAGG